AAAAAAGGTATTTCAACACTATTACGATATTGATCGTAAGTTAGACCACTATTTATAGCATCTCGTTTAGCACCCAATAATTTATTTACTAATAAATCATTATTATTATTTAAAAGTATTCTTGATTTTAATAAACCTCCTTCTTTTCCTTTTAAACTTTTATAATCATTTGTATTTCTAGTCCATTCTGAAACAGCAGAATATTGACTTTGTAATGCTTTTTGTGTTAAAAAATTTAATTGATATTTTCTGTGTTCATCTCTTATACCTTCAAGTAATCTAGGTAAACCTTTTGATAATGTAGGTGCAACATTTGCCGAATACATTTGATTCGGAATACCAGGATAATTCTTTTCATAATATTTAGTTGCATATTCATTTACTTTTCTTGATACTTCTGTCGGATCTTCAATCTGCGACAAAGTACCCATATTAGCATTTACATAATCGTAAGTCCTATAAATAGTATCTTGACCTGCAAAAGAAGCTGTTTGTTGTAACCAACCAAATCTAAACCAAGGATTACTTCTTACTACCTCATCAGCTAAATTGTTTTCACCTTTCTTTCTTAACTGTTTAGCTACTTCACCTATTTCTAAACTATCTAATTGGTATTGAGCTACTTTATCAAATAATCTTTCTGCATCTGCTACCTGTTTTTCTGATTCTTGTTTTACTAAACTGCCTGTTAATTTTTTACCTTGACTTACAAAATTTTCTATAGATTGTACTCTCTGTTCTAAAGCTGTATCAGGTACAAAATTTTGAAAATCTAATAATTGTCCACCTCTACGTTGAGGTGTCATTTCAGGTGTTGCAGGTTGTGCTCTATCTGTTTGTTCAGGTTTTACAAATGTATCCCTTAACTGTCTTTGTGGTGTTATACCAAAACTACTTGTCATTCTTCACCACCTCCTTCATCTCCTCCACTTTCATCTTGGGATTCATTACCGCCACCGCCACCCATATCTGGAGGACGCATCTCCATATATGTATTGTAAGCCCCCATAGCAGCTCCAGCTACATCTAATAAACTTAAACTACCTGATACTTTAGGTTGATTAGGTAAGTATGTTTCTGCTGGCATAGGTGCTAAAGGTTGTACAGGATCATTATATGGTCTTGGATTATATAAAGTAACTGAATTAGTTTTATTCATAGCATCAGCATTAGCAGCTTGCATTGCTGATAATTTATCTCCTAATCTAAAGTTTCTAGTTATTTGACGATTACCAGCATTCTGTAACCATTGTTGATGATATGTATTTGATATACGTTCTATACTTCTACCAGCTTGACCACTAGCAATAACTTTTACACCATCTGCTATAGCTTTAGTTCTTAAAGATTCTAATTTTATAGTGTCAGATGCTTCTTCTTCATAATATCTTGCATCTAAATCTGCATATTTTTTACCTAAAGCTTCCGTAGCATTTATAGAAGTTTCTGTTTTTAATTGAGCACGATCAGTAGCTAATTGATTTTCATATTGTCTTAATTCAGAAGTATATTTTGATTTAGATAACCAATTAGTCATATCAACTTGATAAGCTCTGTAATTAGCTTTATTAGTAGCAGTTGATTGTCTAATAGCTCTTATAGAATCAGCTTCCCATTTACGCCAAGATTCTATGGCAGTAGCTGATTTACGAGATGCTGAACCTAAAATATTCATACCAAAATTTAGCATACCGCCAACTTCAGGTGTAAATAAACTAGAAAGTGCTTGCATTACTGATATTTCCTCGCTTTATCAAAGTATAACCCCGTCCATTCTAAAGCTACAAACTTAGCTTGATCTATACTGTCGTTAATAATTTGTACAACAACTTGATCATTTTTACTTTGTATGTAAGAACGAAATTTTGATTCTTCAAAATCAGACACTTGACTTAATACTATGTTTGCATTTAGAGGATCTCTTCTATCAAATTCATAAATTACTTTAGATCTAAATTTAGGAGTAACCTCTACAGTAAAATACCTAGAATCATTATAATAGACATCTAAGTATCTTAACTGTAATCTTCCAGTACGATTACCTATAAAAGTGTTATCAGTAGCTGTTTTACTATAAGGCATTAATTGTGGTGGTTGGAAAGTAAAAGTAAATTTTTCACCAAATATCCAAGAACTACTAGAAAAATCTCCTAAACTATCTAACACAAAACTATTAACTCCAGCAGGTACTGAAGCTGCTGTAATCCATCTTTTCTTAGCTTCATTAGCATCTGAGCTATCTTTTTTAATAACTACAAACTGAGCTGGATTAACTGTGTAATATGGTAAATTAACTGTAGTTTTGTTAGTAGCACCACTATAACTAAATGTTACAGCACCTAAATCAGTAGTAATAGAACTAGCTAATTGACGATCTAACAAAAATAATTCTGATTCTTCTTGTGGTGGTCTTGAAGCATTTACTCCTTCTAAATAATATTTAACAGTTCCATCCTCTGTATACTTAGCAACTTTGTATAATGTACCTTCAACAAATTCACACCAATGTATACTTTTATTTGTAAACTGCCATTTAGACCAAGCATTTTGTCTATTAGTTAAAGAACCTCCTGATGCTTCCCAAAAGAATTGATACACATACAATGCATCTGGATCATCTTTACTAAGAATTACTAAATATTGATCAGTACGACTAACAGCTAACGAGTCTACATTTTTAGGAATGTATTTAGGTATAGTTTCTGTGATAACAGCAGTTTGACCTAAGTTAATACCAACCGTTCTATCTGTAGTTATAAAAGTATGGATACCAGTAAAATCACCTTCTTTAACAGGGAATATAACCTGTGGACCTACCTGTTGAGGTTTAACCTGTGTTTCCATGCTTATAGAGCTTATACGTCCTACAGAGGCTGTTTCAGGAGAAAAGGTTACGTTATCACCTGAATAAAGTCTAAATTGGTTTTCATTAGAAAATAAAACTAATTCATCTTGTTGCTGTAAAGCATAATTTAACACTGTTACATCATTACTAACAGCAGTTAAATCTATTGGATCAGTATCTAAAACTTGTAAAGCTGATTGTTGCCAAAAATTATAGTAATCACCAGCTTCACTAAGTATTATATTTTCACCGCTTATTACTCCAAAACGATTTTTAAAAAATACTATATCAGTAACTGGTCTACCAACAAAAGAAGGTCCAGGTAATTCATCTGCATCACCTGCTAATCGTTCTGTCCATCCTGGTATTGCTATTGTTGTATTGCTATCTGTATAGTTACTACCACTAAAAGGTTGAAAAGTAAATCTTACAAGACCTGTATCGTTTCTGTAGTACACAAAAGAATGAGGCATTGTATTATCATCTAATTTTCCAGGAGTTCCCCATCCTCCAACTTCTTCCCATGTACCTCTACCATATGTACCATTAACTGTTGTATTTTCTGCGTTAAATTTTAAATAATATGAACTTTGATCAGCAGCTCCATCTGGGGCTACTATAACTTGATAACCTTCATATGATGTACTTGGTAATTCAACTACACTTGTTATCTGACTAGAAAAACCAGACATAAGTGTGTTACCTCTAGCATCAGCAGCTACAAAGCTTTTAAATGATCTAGAAGCATTTGTTAATCCTATTAATATTTGAGAATCATTAACAGTAAACGTTAAATGGTTAGATGTATCTGCTGAATCAAGAGCATTTTTTAAATCTGTTGCAATAGTTTGTGTACTAACCGCAGTTCCAGAAGCTAAAGTAGCAGTTGTAATATTTGCAGATATTGTATTTCCGTTATCTAATTCAATAGAAATAGCATATTTTGTGTTGTAATCAACTAATTTAACCCATACTTGAGATTTTATAGGTACATAAGCATTACTAATATATCCAATGTTATATCTTGTTAGAGTTTCTGTACTGTCGTATGTTGTATTTTTTTGAATATTAGTTACAAAAACAAAATCTTGAAATGAAGTAGCTCTAAATCTATCTCTTGCTCTACCTGATCCACGAAGATATTCTAAATTTGTATTTGTTACACCTGCAAAAGTTTGTTCTATTGGAACAATTGTAGGTAATATGCCAGATATAGGTTCTACATTAGATACTCCAGTTGCAAACGTAAAATTAGATTCAATAGTTAAACTAACTCCAGATGCTGTAGCTGTAGCATTGTTACTTAAAGTTAAACGTGTTCCAGAAACATCAATATCAACAATTGTTGTATTTGCAGGTATACCACTTCCAGTAACAATAGATCCTATAAAAAGATCTGACATACTGTTTACTGATTGAACTACAGCAGAATTGTTACTTGTGTTACCTGTGCGTGTAACAGTTCTACTATCATCAGCAATTATTAAAATAAATCTTTCTGTTGTACTTCTGTTATAAACAAAATACCAAGCTTCATCCCATTTAATAGTTCCTACTAAAGTATTACCACCTGCATTTTTAGTTAATGTATCTATACGTTTTAAAGGTACACTTCCTAATCTTTTCTTTAAACCTTCTACTAAATCACAGTTACCATTTTCTAATACCTTTGCAAATCCAGGTAAAACAAAACTATCCGCTTGTTGATTAACGCCTTTATTTAGCGGTCCTATTATTTGACTAAAAAGTTCTCTAGACATTAGCGATTTAATATATCAGGAGGAAACATTGTTTGTACTCGACCTCCATACATATCATCAGGTCCACTAATAAAATTGTGATTTTGTGACATATCTTCAGTACGTTTTAAAGTTTGTAACGCTTGTTCCTCATCTTCTCTAGTGTAGCTTTCAATACTACTTGATGTTACAGCACGGTTAGAGAACATTCTTGCAGCTCTAATCATAATGTAACGTTTTCCTGTTTCAGGAATATTATCCCATTCTAACTCTTCTACAAGTTCTGCAACTAAATCACTTGCAGTTCCAGTTAAATGTACTCCTAAACTACCTCTTAAATCATAAGTGTTTTTCTTTCTGTCAAACAATTTTAAACCACGCAATACAAATCTTTGTGATGGATAAGATAATGGATTAAATCTTACCGCTAATGTATTACTTGGAAGTGTTGAATGTCCAGATGAATCTAAAGGAATATTACTGTAAGTCATTGTATTCCATGACCAACCAGCTCCTTGTACTTCTGTACTTATTTCATTTAATACACTTTCTGCTAAACTTGCATCTCCTGTTAGAGGAGGAACGAGTGAGTTAATAGGGGATTCCCCAATAATTGAAAGAAGAGTATTAACTGCACTTAATTTTGTAGTTGCCATTATGTCAAAAAATAAGGGGAAACAAACTGTCTCCCCCTATTGTAATTGAATTAGTTAAAACTAATTAATATGGGTTACCATCATGAAGTAAACTTACACAACAATCAGGACGGAGTATACCGTGTCCAACTGCATAAGAAGCAACCATCATGGTTGATTGAGTCATTGCTTTGTACTCAGCACCTGTCATTTGCATTGAAATGTCTTTAAGTGCCACTGTACCTACAGATTCTTTTGTAAAACAAAGTCCAAATAGGTTAGCAATACTTGATCCATTTCCTTGCTCATCTTGGTAGTAATCATTAGTACCAGCAGCAGTAGTTCCATCAGAACCATCCTTACCATTAATGTAGTTAGGACGTTCTCCTCTTGTTGTAGCAGATTGGTTAGATAGACCTGCATATGTCTGACCACTTGTATAGCTATTTACGCCTAAGTGATTAGAAGTACGGATCTGGAAACCAGCTACTTGAGCAACCATATTGTTTGCAAATGTTCCATTACGTCCATCGCCACCGTTAAAGTCAGTGTTGATTGCACGGTCAGAAGATATAACATCGTAGTAAGCACCTGGGCTTAATACTGCTATACGTCCATCTTTAGGAGCATCTTTTTCATCAAGAGCTTGACAAGCTTTCATCAAGTTTTCAACAATTAAGTCACCTCTGGCATTTCTGTCAGCAGCACCGTTAAGGTTGACACCTGTGTAAGAAGTTCCACCAGGAAGTTTGTTAAGAACAAATAAACGTTCTCCAACTGTAAAGGTTGAATTAGAACCTGTACCAATTGCCCCAATTGGGTTAATAACAAATGTAGCTGCACCGTTTGTAGGAGCAGTTGTTATAACACCATAAGCACCTGAATCTTCACCATATACAACAGTTCCAGCAGCCCAGTATGATAACTCAGCAGTTTGGAAGTTAGCAGATAGTGTGATTGTGTTTGTACTTACAGAAGCATATGTACCTCCATTTAATTGGAATCTCTTAGAATCCCAATCGTTAACACGACCATCTGATTCAGAAGCTGTAAGAAGTGTACGAACAAGACGCTGATCATAGCTTCTTGAAAGTGCTCTTCCTAATTCTCTTGAGTAAATGCTTCTAACATCCCAATGTAGCTTGGCTTCTTCTAAATCATAGATACTAGCGTCTGCGATAAGTAGATCATCAATAGTGATTATTTTCTCACCAATTTGACCTTTGTTACCTTGACCTGTAATCCAATCACCTGGTCGGTGATAACGACTTGAGAAGCGACCTGTAATTGGGAAGCTTGCACTTTTACCCGAAGATATTGTTCTTTTTTGTGTTAGATCTTTGAAGATTGTCTCTCTGTTAAAAACAGTTAGAACTTCTCCAGAGAAAATTTTGAGAAAATTAGCATTCTCTTTTTCAAAATTACCAGAGGCAGATCCAGCGTTATATTGAACGCCATTAATACCACCTAATCTGGATAGTGATGCAAAATCTGGCATCTTATTAAATAGATAGATGTTTACGGACGCTAACGTTTCACTGTTGTTATCTCCTCAGAGGCAACAATTTTACATAAGCTAATCTTATATTAGCTTAAAATAAGAACTTTTATACTTATCTAAGAAGGACTTAGTACATTACTTCTACTAAGTTTTTCTTCTACATCTTTTGTGTAAGCTGGATCTTGTAAATAACGTGGGTCATCCATAGCAGCTACAACTTCATTTGTAGATCTATAAACATCAGTTGAATTGTTACTTATTGTACCGCCTAATAAATCAGGCTCTGATCCAACTTCTGATTGAAAAGCATATACCAATGATTGAAGAGCATTTCTAGCTCTAACAAAATCACCACTATTAACTTCTTTGTTGTAATCATCTATTTCTTTTTGATCAAGATTGTCTCTTGCCCATTCACTTACAACTTGTAAATTGTCTTGACCACCTACACTTTCTAACAAAGTTGATTCTTCATCTTGAGATAAAGGTTGTTCTTCAATGTTAGTTGTAGGTTCTTCTTGTTCAGATTCTTCCTCTTGTTTACCATCGTAACCAATAGGACGTTCACCTAATTTTTTCTCAAGCTCTTGATAAGCTTGTAACAATTCATCAGGAGTTTTAAATTTACCACCAATAAGATCTTCTTGATTTTCAGGTTTATCTTGACCTTCAAGAATAGCTTTATCAGCTTCTGAATAGGCTTCTGTTTGTTGACCTAATGCACCATCTAATTGTGTTTCCATTTAATTAACCTATACGAACTGTTAGATCAGGATAAACCCAAGCTGGTTTTTTCTGCTCAATTGCTTTTTTATACTGTTCGTAAGTAGTAGGTTTCTTTTCTTTTAGTTCTTCAAGTAAAAGATCTAATTTAGTTTTTGAAGCACCCTTTGGTGGCTCTTCAATAACCT